CTTGTTGCCGTAGAGCTTCTCGCCGAGTTGTCGGACCAGCTCACGCTCTGGCCAGGTCAGCCGCTCGTCGTCGGCCTCGATCACCAGCACGCGCTGGGCCTGCCAGCCCTGGCGCTTTATCTCCTCGGGCGGCCTGCGCTCGCCGCCGTAACCGCGCGGTGCCCACTTCATCGCGACACCTCGCAGAGCACGGCGGCGTAGCCGGCGACATCCCGGAGGGAATCCAGGTGGCGGGGATCGTGGGCCAGCCGGGCAAGCTTGAGGTCGATCATGCAGAGCGCGACCTGCTCCGGGGTCACGGGATGACCCAGCGTGATCGACCAGCGCGCGGCAATAGCGGCCATGCTCTGACGCGCGTCTCCGTAGGTCGCCCGTCGGTCGCGGAGCACATGTGCTGCCTGGTCGAGGAAGGATTCTGGGGTCATGGCCGTTCCCCCGCTCCGCGCCCAGCGCCGCCGTGGGCTTTTGTGAAATCGCCGTCGGCAGGTAGGGTGGTAGCGGCCACCCCCGCCATCGCGTCGGAACCACGGCGGCTTGGTTGATTGGCGGCGGCAACGGCCCTTCTGGCAGCCAGGGATCGCACCTGCGCCAACTGCGCCTCGCTGGCCGGCGCCCGCCACGGGTTCCGGCCCATCCGGAACGGCCAGGCCGGACATTGCACGTGGGTGCACAGCCGCACTTCAGCGGCCGACGTCCCGGAGCAGTCGATGCAGCGCAACCGCAGGGCCTGCTGCGCGCTCATGCGGACATGGCCCAGCAACATCAGTTCGTCCGGCGTCATGTTGCGGGGGTCGCGGCCGACGTCATGGCCGTCGCGCAGTTCGAGGCCGATGCTGCGTTCGCCGTTCATCGCACCCCTCCCCGGGTCTCAAGGGCCCAAAGAAGTATGGCGATGGCATCAGCCTCGTTGTCGTCGGCCGGGCTGTAGCCGCGGGCGCGAACCGCTTCGATCACGGCGGCCTTGTCGGCGTTGCCGCGGCCGGTGATGAAGCGCTTGATCGTGCCGACGGGAACGCCCTGGTAGGCTATGCCGTGGTGATCGCACCACGCCGTGAGGATCGCAAGCCATCCGCCATAGGCATGCGAGGCGTCGACACCGGCGTGCCGGCGAACCTGCTCGTAGACGACGAGGTCGACGCCGCGGGCCTGGTGCTTGGTCTCGGTCAGCCAATGCTTGAAGCGCAGGAATCGCATGCCGCCGCTCTGCCAGCGGTCGAGCCGGAACTCCGCCGTGCCGCTGGCGATGGTGCCGTCAGCGGCGCGCAGGGCGAAGCCCGTGGTGGTGCCCAGGTCGAGCGCGAGCAAGCTCGCGCAGCTGAGGTCAGGGACCTGAGGTGCAGGCGCCGGCGATACCGGCATGCTGGTGGAGAAATTCATCATGAAGGCTCACGAGACGTGGGCCTTCGGCTTTGGTCGGAACGCAGGTTACGACCGGCGCATCAGCGCGACAACATCATCGATCATCAGAGCGGGCGACTGCGGGCGATTGCGTACGGTCGCGGGAATGAAGTGCAGCATCGCGGCTTACAGGGTCGGGTCGTCAACCGACTCGATGCAGAAGAATGCGGCGCTGGAGACGACGCTGGGGAAGAGGTGACTGCGGACAACAGCAGGCGCTTAGGGATAGATCGGAGAAGCCGATCATATATAGCCTACGGATTCAGATCGGCATGCTCGACAAGCCGCGCGCCCAAAATCAATGAGCAGTCGGGGCTGTCCAGGAAGCGGATAACCGCCAGCGCGTGTCCGTCGGGTTCAGGAACCACCTGGCGGATGTTCCTGTCCCAACTGTCCCACCTTGGAATACAGGTGGGACACGCTTTTATTATTTATATTCAAGCCTTTAGGGTGGTCTGTCCCACTGTCCCGCCTGAATCGCGCCCGCAGAACCTCCCATAGGTAGAGAGAGGATGCCCATGAAGCACAAAGGGACATCCTTTCATTTTCCTAGGGTGAATCACGGCAAAGGTAGGACAGGTGGGACAGTGGGACATTTCGATCTAACCCATTGAAATACAATGTCGATTTCTGTCCCACCTATTTTGGGCAAGTGGGACAGGTGGGACACGCACTCTCGACGCTCTCTGTCCCAGGAGCCTGCCGCGGGTAATAGGCATAGATCACCGCGCCATCCGAGAGCGGTCGTTCCCGGCAAATGGCATCGTCGAGCACACTGCGAGCACGCTCGAGGGCTTGGCAGGCCCGTTCGAGGGCCGCGACCTCGCGGCCCGTGACGCTGTAGGCGTGACTGGCATCGATGACGGCGCAATGGAGGACGGCCTCCATGGTCGCGAGCTTGCCACCGAGTGTGAAGTGCTGCTCGCGGCTGAACCCCACCTTCTGCTTCCTTCTCACGACGCCCCCTCCTGTGAAGACCTTCGATATCTCCACTCCCGCACGTCGCTCCGCTTCCCGCCGGCTGTCGCCCGGTAGCGTTCCCATTTCGCAGCCTTGAGGTACGCACCAACCCGCATCTGGTCGCTCTTGGTCCAGCGGCCCGGCTCGACCCCAATCGCCTGCTCAAGGATCTCGCCCACCGACACGTCGCTGAGCGGCGTTGCGCGCGCCACCTCCTCGTCCTGCCAGTCGTCGTATCCGACGTAGCCGCGATTGACGCGCCGACGCTCGAAGGCGAGCCAATGTTCGATCAGGTCGTCCCACGCGTCAGACTGCATGCGCTCCGATTGCGCGGCGTCTGCCATGGCGATCAGCGCCGGATCCGCCAACCACCAGATCGCACCCTCGCGGAAGCGCACGACGGCCTCGGCCCAGAGCTGGTCGCGGTCGCGTCGCAGGCCATCGAGATCGATCGCACTGCAGCGCAGGGGCCAGAAGCGGCGATTGCCGGTCTCGTCGCGCAGATAGGTGTCGGGATTGACGCTGCCGGCGAACACGCACTGGCGCGGCACGTCGATGACATAGCGGCCATATGGCGGCCGGTATCGGTCGACGGTACGCGACAGGAACGCCTTGATCCGGGACACCTCGGCACGACCGATGGCATCGAGCTCGGCGATTTCTATGATCCAGACGCCACGCATCTGTTGGGCGGCATCCTTGCTGCCGATCTCGGCCAACTCGTCGGTGAACCACTCCGCGCCGGCCAGCACTTTTAGCGCCGTCGACTTGCGGGCGCCCTGGGGGCCTTCGAGGATCAGCATATGATCGACCTTGGCACCGGGCTGCATGATGCGAGCAATGGCCGAGATCGCCCACAACGCACCGAAGGCTCGGTTGAGCGGCGTGTCGTCCGCGCCGAGGTAGGTCAGGGCCCAGGCATCGAGACGGGACTGGCCGTCCCAGACCAGGGCGTTTAGGTAATCCCGCACCGGGTGGATGCGAACATCCCGGGCCACCGCCGTGATGCTGCGGCTGACGACGATCGGGGGCACGTTGATCTCGCGACGCTGCAGCCACTCGGCGCACCGGACGTCGTCGGCGTCCGCCCAAGGCCGGGGCAACGGCAAGGACTGATCGTCCCAGGGTAGTTTCCGGGCGACTATGATCTCCTGCCGGAACTCGTCGAACACGAGCGCGCCGGCGAAGGCCTCGTCGCAACTGAGCGCAGTGATGACGTTGGCCTCATTGCGTTCGGGCGCACCGGTCAGGTCCAGCCGTAGCTGGTTGGCCCAGCGCGGGCGGATGGGCCGGTGGTGAATGTTGCCGGTGCCGTTCAGCCGGCGCCGCAGCTCGCCGATCTGCTTGTCGAGGATCGAAACGGGAATGCCGGTCGCTGTCTTGATCGCCGCCAGCACCTGGCGCTCGGGCAACGGGTCGAGCCTGGCCATGACCAGCTGCCCGATCAGCGTGCCGAGCGCCGACACGTCGGGCGGGTTGCCCAGACCGCGCGCGACAGCCTCGAACTCGGCGACCGTCGCAGGCACCGGTGGCAGCGACACGGCGGGCTCCGCCGGCTCGGCGATGGGATAGTCGGCGGCGGTCGTGCCACGGCGCAGGTCGTCGTTAAAGTCATCGCCGTGCAGCGGCGCGACGATTCGGCTCGGGATGTTGGCGACGTTGAGCCGATCAGCCAGCGTGGCCGCCGCCTGTCGGCCGGCATCGCCCGCATCGGCAAAGATGGTCACCCGCGCGATGCCATCCGGCCACTGCCAGCGGCGCAGGCCATCGGCGGAAAGAGCAGCCCAGGTTGGCACACCAAAGACCGCCTGGGCCGCGAGCGCCGTCTCGATACCCTCGGCGATTCCCAGATGGGCATCGTCCGGCAGTAGCGTCAGCCGCACCGACCCGCCGGCAACCGCCTCCAGCATCTTCTTGCCCGCCGGCGCCTTGTCCGCACCGTCGTCCAGCAGGAAGGTCCGGTGGATGCCGCCGGTCGGCGTGCCCGTACCGTCACGTACGATTGCGACCATGCCGGGCCAGCCGCGTTTGGTCTCGTAGTCGGTCAGGTCCGGGTGAAAAAGAAGATCCGGCGACGCGGGATCTTTTAGTCCGCGGCTCTGCAGGTAGGTCTCGGCAACCGAGCCAGCGAGCGGCTGGCAGCCTTCGAGAATCCTGACCACTTCCAGAGAATGATCGTGCGATCGCACCGGCTTGGACGACGCCGGTTGGGCCCGCACAGGATGCTCCATCTGCGCCAGCCGTGCCGCCTCCTCGAACAGCGCCCGATCGGACAGCCCGGTGGCATAGTGAACAAGGTCGATCGGTCCTGCCGACTCGCCGGTTGCGTGATCGTAACCCCAGCCGGCCCGCGGCCCCCGCAGATGAATGATGCAGGATCCTTCCTTGCGCGGCGGGCGGCCGGATAGATCCGCGCAGCGCAGCGTCTTGCGGTCCGATGACAACCGCGCCTGTGGAAACAGGTCGGGCAGCCAGTCCCCCGCTGTCGCCGTCAGACGCTCACGCACCGCCGAAAGGTCCAGACGGACCGGCGGCTGCCAAACTTCGTTGAGGTCGATCATGCCAGGATCACCAATCCCCGCTCGGCGCGGGTGATGACCGTATAGAGCCAGCGCCGGCGTTCTTCCTCCGTGCGGCCAAGACCGTCATCCCAGACGACCACGTTCTGCCATTGTGATCCCTGAGACTTGTGCCCCGTGATGGCCCAGCCGAAGGTCGCCTCGGTGAGGTGACGCTTCTCCTTCCAGTCCCGGTCGTGACGGTGACGGTCGAACGCGACATGGTCCTCGAAATGCCCCTTGTAGAGGCGCAGGCGCCCCGGTTTGCCCTCCTGCCCCGGTGGCCCGATGCGATTGCCCTCCTCATCGGTCACCGACGCCGAGAAGAAAAGGCTGCCTTCGTCGACGATGTTGTCGAGCGTCACAAACATGCCGTTGATCAGCCCGAGATCGTTCTGGTTTTTGAGGCAGATGATCTTCTCGCTGGGCCCTGTCGGCAGCCAGGTCCCGGCGAAGCCCGCGGCAGCACGCATGGCATTGTTCAACTGCAAGCGGGTCGCGTTCTTGCCGCAGATGACCTGACCGCCGCGCAGGGCCTGCTCGGGCGTGACATCCGTCTTGCGCATCTTCCCGACGAAGGAATCGTACTGTCCAAAGCCGATCGGCTCGCCCTGCCGGGCCATGGTCGCGAGCCGGATGATCGCGCTCTCGCCCGCTTGCCGATGGATCTCGGTCAGCATGATGTCGGGATCGTCCTTGGTGAAGGCGCCCGCGCCGTGGATCGGTGGCAGTTGCCCGGGATCGCCCAGCACGAGGATGGGCTTCCTGAAGCTCATCAGGTCGCGGGCCATCTCCTCGCCCACCATCGATACCTCGTCGAGCACGATCAGCCGGGCATGGGCGGCGTCGCTCTGGGGATTGAGCGCGAAGCTCGGCTTCTTCATGCCCGACAGGGCCTGGCGCATCGCCTCGATGCCGGCTTCTGCGGCCGTCCGGTCGAAGCCGGTGAGCGTCCGCGCCTTCTTCTCCGCCTCCTCGATCTTCACGACGGCCGCGGCCACCTCTTCCTCCGTCGCCGCGATGACGCTGTAGATCAGGTTGTGGATGGTCCGCGCCGGAGTGCCCTTGCGGCGCAGGACCAGGGCCGCCTTGCCGGTGAAGGTCGCGGTCACGACACCCGGCACGCAGTGCCCTCCCGCGCGATCGCTGCGATGCGGATCGAGACCCAGTTCGTCGAGGGCGAACTTCAAGACCGTGGACTTCCCTGTTCCCGCATAGCCGAACAGGCGGAATACCTGCTGCTCGTGAGACCGGTTCTGGAACCAGTCTTTTATGGCAGCGATGGCGCGGGCTTGCGTATCGGAGGGTGTGAATGCACTCATGCCATTTCTCCGACCGCGACCGTGTAGTCCTTCAAGATCCCGCCACGCGCGCGATCACCGACCTCGCAGGGCTGTACGAACACGCGACGTTCATCGACCAGGGTGCGCCAATGTCCGCGCCGGATATGCCAGCGTGGACTGGCGTGGCTACCGCCGCCCCGGTTCGTGCCTCGGCAAATCCGATCCAAGTCGATATCGACCAGCCTCCAGTTCCAGCCAGTGATACCGAGCCTCGCAAGCTTCGGCCGCCGGGTGCGGGGCAACGGCTGGTCGGTGACCGTGGGGCCGATCGAGAGCAAGGCCAAGGCCCGCCATACGATTCCGCTCGCGACGAGCGCATAGATCTCTTTGTCGCTTGACGAGCACATGCGTGGATTTGGTTCCACATCGGCGTAGCCGTCCCCTCGAAAGAAGGCGGAGCACTGCACGTCGGTCCAGCGGGACGTGTGTCGTGACCGCAAGAGCAGAAACGCTTCGACGCCATTGATCGTTCGACGGACGTAGGCGACCTGAGCACAGAACTCGGGATGGCGGTCGACGACCTCGAACAGCACTTCGTCGTGTGGCAAGCGTAACGGCTCGCCTGCGATGCGCCGGGCGATGGCGTCCACCTCATCTGAGTCGAAGCGCTCCTGGTCCGCGAAGAGATAGACGGGAGCCTGCGGAATACCGGCCAGCTCATCCGCCCGCCAGAATGGCATCGCCTTTCGGGCGATGATGCGCTTGAGGTCGTACGATGCAGGAATCATTGGTCGCTCCTCCAGCAACGCTCCGCATAGGCGCACCAGCGACAGAGATAGAAGTCGGGGTTCGAGGCGATGCGCGGCGGCAGCTCGCCCGCCTCGGCGGCGCGAACGACCTCGACGGCCTTGTCGGACAGGTCCTGCGCAGCACGGACATCGAGCGGTACGATCTCGTGGTGGAGCGCCTGCGTATCCTTGTTCAGCGCCGTGAACAGGGCGGTCTCCAGCTCCATGTAGGCCATGTAGACCTGCAGCTGGGCGTAGTAGACGGGCTTCGATCGCTGTACCCCATGCCGTGCCAGATCCCCCCAGGACCGGGCATTCAGGGCCTTGTGCTCCCAAAGCGCGGGCCAGCTGATGCCAATATCGGGGCCGCCGACGATCACGCCATCGATGTGGCCGCGGATTCTCCCATCGGCGGTCGCGAACCCAAACTGCCCGCCGTCGTGCCGGTGGGTGCGCAGGTCGAAGCCCGCGGCCCGCAGCCAGCGGATCGTCAAGGTCTCGAACTGATGGCCGACATCGAAGATGCGAAGGGTGCGGCCCTCAAAGCCCTTGCCCGCGTCGATCTCGACCTGTGTGAACTCGTACACCAGCTTGCGAGCGCACGGCTCCCCGATGCGGCTGCCGCCGAGATAGGTGCGAGGTGTCTGACGAACATTGCGTTCGACCAATGCGCCGTCGATCAGCACATTGACGCGATCGGCGACGGACAGGGTTGGGGGCAAGGCATAGGTATCGTGCGAGCCGTGGTTCAGATCAAACATGTGACGCTCCTTAGAATGGCAGGGGGTCATCGAGCACGGTGCCGGTCCGCTCCTTGACGGCGCCCTGGCGCTGCATGCTCTCGACGAAGCCGGTGATCGCGGCTTCCAGCAGCTGGTCGATCTCGGCAGCGGTGCGGTGATAGAAGGCGTCCATCAGGCCGATCTCGGTCAGCGCCTCGGCGAACGGTTTGCGGGCCTCCTTCAGGGCCTGAATCTCACGAGCGGTCTTGTCGATCATGCCGTTGTTCTCCCGTGCCAACGCCGAGCCCTCATCGAGGCACCGCATCGAGCAGAAGCGGTAATAAGGAAAGTGGTCCCAGAGCAGCCGGTGGACGTAGCCGAAGCCACGCGCCTCCCGGCTGCACAGGGCGCAGGGCGCTATGCGAGCAAGAACCGGGTCAGGGCCCCGGCGTCGGCCGGGCGATCCCTGATCCGCTCCATGCCCAGCACGACGAAGCGCGAGATGGCGTTGGTCGCCATCGCCTCCAGATCGAGGAGCGTGAGGGTTGTGATGGGTTGGTGGAGCCTGCCCCGTCCTTCGAGCCATGTGCCGATCACCCTCGCCGCTTCCCGGGTCACGTGTGCCTGCCATTCATCGTCGGTCATGGCGGTCAGCCGTTGAGCCACGACGGGCCAGACGGTGCCGGGGTCGAGGGCGGCGGCGGGGATACGGGCGCAGCTGCGGGTGCGGCAGGTGTCGGCTGAAACGACCATGGCTTGTCTGCGGCGGGCAGAGACGCGTTCCACGCCGGCGCCTGCAAGCTCGCGGCCGGCGCCTTGCGTGCCCGTGCCTTGACCGGTTCGGCGGCCACGGACTCGCCGCGCATGATGGCCGCGTAGGACGGCTCGCCCGGCACCACGACGTTGGCCAGCTTGTTGCCGTCTTTGTATTGAGGGTCCGAGGACGGCTCGACCATGATGCGCCCGGCGAACACGATGCCGTCGAGCTGTTTGAGCCCCTGGATGATCCGCTTCTGCTTGGCACCGGGCGTCTCGTCGCGCGGATCGAGGCCGAGTGCGCTGTCGATCATGGCGCGGAAGGTGGCCTTGGAAATGTTCCAGCCCTTGGACTGGCCCTTGTCGTCGAGCTTGCCGCCGGAGACCGTGAACATCTGCCAGAACTTGCGCCGGGCGAACGGACCCTCGACCACCGTGAACTCGCAGTCGAGCAGCTTGGCATCGCTCGACCGGGAGGCTTTGAGCAGGCCCGCATCCATCGCCGTGGCACCGTGAGCGCCGCCCGGGCGGAGGCCCATCCGCAGCTTGGCGAAGGTCCCGTCGGGGATCAGGTCACTGGTCGGCGTCATCTGCGGGCCGGCATCGTTCATGTCGTACATGGTCGTTCTCCTGTGTTGGAAAGGTCAGGCTGAAAAAGCGGTGGCAGCGGCGGCGGAGCCCAATGCGGGCCATGACGGCGGAGCCGTGCGGTTGATCTTGGCGAGCAGCGCGCCAAGGTCGGGGGCCTCGGTTACGTCGAGACGGCCGGAGCGGTCCTTGGCGGGCAGACCGAAGGGATTGCCGGCGCGGCACACCAGCCGGCGCTCGGTGGCACGTTCGTCGAGCACGAAGCCACCCTCGGCATCGCGCGCAAAGAGGTGCATGGAAATCACCTGGTCGACGATGCCGGGCAGTTCGCGCCCCGCCTTCGACCCTTCCATCTGCGGCTGCCAGGTGACGGCGTGGGATTCGTCGGTCACCTTCTCCAGCACGCCAACGAAGATCACTGTCTTGCCAGCAGCGTGCTGCAGATGTTTTAGCGCCTGGATCACTTCACGCCCCAGCAGGCCATAGGCGCCCCGCACATCCGGCTTGCCGGTCCGCTCGGAGAAGGCTTCCGGCTGCTGCTTGGCGTAGGCCATCGCTTGCCGGGTGAGGTCGGTGATCGAGTCGACGAACACGATCGACTTCGAGGCGAGGTACTCCTCGACGCCGGTGCCGGCGTACACACTGCGGGCATGCTGGTGGTGCTGGGCGCTGTACCAGGCATTCGGGTCGGCGGCCGGATCGGGCCCACCGATCAGCACGGCGAGGTCGCGAAAGTCCGAGAAGCTTCGGATCGGAATGCTGCCGCCCGGCCAATCCTGCACCGACTTCATGCCCGCCTCGAGATCGAGACAGACGGTGTCGGCGGGAGGCAACGACTTCAGCAAGAACGTCTTCCCCGACCCCGGAGGGCCGAAGATGGCGAGCGAGGTCTTGTTGGCCGCGGCGGAAAGCCTCTCGTCGGCTGTGATGATGCGTACTGGCACGTTGGGCTCCTGGTGGCCGGCAGCGGCCGGCGGTTGCGAATCGGTTCAGTGATGAGGGGCGGCGGGGCGTTGACCGGGCGCCGAAGGGATGCCTGCCTGTCCTCACGGATGGGGCCACCCCGCCGCCTTGCTTTGATCTAAGAGGGTGTCTCCTCGCCGAGGCTGAGCCGAAACGTCTGCTTGCCGGTCTTCACCGTGCGGGCAGGCGCGAAGGCGGCGCGGATGTTCTCGGGCCAGGCGGTGTACTTGCGCTCGGGCACTTTGATCGCGACGTCGACGTACTGGTTGGGGTCGTCGCCGGCGGCGCGGATGCGTTCGACCACGCCGGCGATGAGGGTCTGGTCCCAGTCGACCTTCTTCGGCAGGTCGGCCACGACGGTGACACCGTCCTGCTCGAACCGAATGGTGCCGGTGTCCTTGCTGGCCTCACGGCGCAGGGTCTGGGCATGGTCGGCGAAGCGCAGGGAAATCGCGCCGTCGATCCATTCCTTGAGCCGCTTGCTGGCTTCGAGCGCGGCGGCGGCATCTTCCTGCAGCAAGGCCAGATGCTCGGCGGGCAATGCGGCGACCTCGCCGACCGGCATCGTACGAATGGCGTCCAGGGTCGGACGATTGGACAGGTTCGACATCAGTCGTTCTCCGTGGGCATGAGCGTTGCGAGCGGAACCGGCGCCGCACTGGCGCGGGGCCGCACGATCGCGAGGTAGAGGAACTGGTCGGGCGCAAGGCGATGCTGCACGAGGTGCAGGAAGCCGCGCTGGGCGAGGTTTTGGGCACGGGCGCTCATGCGGTTCAGAACCGTGCGCTGGGCCTCGGGCATCGTCCGGCTCTGCGGTGCAAGGTCGACGGCGAGGAAACCCTGATGGTAGGCCAGAGTGTCGCCGGGCTTGCCTTGAACCACCCAGGCGCAGAACTGCACCTCGTCGAGCGCGGTGACCGCGCGGGCCGGGCCGCTCATCGCGGCCCCCGGCTCAGTACTGGCGCGAGGCCAGGTTTTCCGGGCAGGCGAACAAGCGTGATCTCGAAGGCCTGGATGTCTTCCAGGCGGTACACCACCCGGCCGCCGATCTTCAGGAAGGCAGGACCGGTTCCGTCATGACGCCAGCGCTCCAGCGTCCGGTGGCTGAGGCCCCAGCGCCGTCCGAGCAATTTGCTGCTGAGGCTTTCGATCTGATCCATCGACTCGATCCCGCTTCCATCTGTTGACGGAGAGAGGATCCAGCATCGAGGCGTGGGATGTCGTGTAGACTAGGTGGTGACCAAGGGTGGGAAGAAGGTGGGATCAGGAGGGGACAGAGGGGGACCAGAGTGGAACAAGCGTCCCACCCCTGTGGACAAGCCCCAAACCGGGTCGGCGCCGTGGCTATGTCAGGTTCAGGCAATTACCGTTCCCTTGAATCTCGGCGATGCTTGGAGCGTGCCCGAAGGCAGGCTCGCACCAACGAGCACCGAGACAAGGTTCCGCACCGTCCACAGGCCTGATCCGGGCAGTACTCCCGGTCGACGACAGTCAGCTATATGGAGATGCAAAACGCTATTAGCTGTTGATCATCGTTCTCGCCCCGGCGGCGCCCATCTTCGGCACCATGACGCCGGTCCTGCGGAACAGGCGGATGCGCCGACGCTCTGGCGCCGTCTCGATGAATCGATAGGCCCCCTTCCCGTCGGCCTGCACGAGTTGACGCCACACCGACCTGCGCTTGAACAAATCGGTAAGCCGCAACGTCGTCGACCCGACATCGCCCAGCAGTCTCTTGCCGTCACGCCATGGATCGTCCGCCTCACTTGCAAGTTTCAGGAGACGCAGCACGGCTGCCTGCTTCGGTCCGAAGCTATGCCATTGGCCGGCCACATGGACTTTGGTGAAGTCCTCATTGTGGGAGAATTCTGCGCTGGGTAGAGCGTCGAGCCCCGCCGCTGCGCCATGTTCGCGCTCGAAGCGGTCGCGCTCCTCCCGCGTCACAATCAAATCGTCACGGCGCACGACCATCGCCGGCACATCCGACCTGATGTGGAGGTAGGTGTTGGGCTGTTGGTTCCGAAACGCCCGAACCTCCACCTGCTCATCGCGGAAGATCGCCAGCAGGTTGCTGCGCAACAGCGGCTGCGGGCCGTTCAGGATCGGCAGGTCCTGCAGCAGGGGACCTTCACCCGCGCGATTGCCTTCCCAGCTGCCCATCTCCGCTGGCAGGTCGACCACAAACACCGAGAGCTGCAGCATCTCGTCCAGGGCGTAATCTTCGAGGTCGCTCGTGGCCAGCGACCAGCGTTTCGCAACCTCGGCGATGCGGAACCAACGCTTCTGCGGCAGTGGCATGTTCCCTCCTCCCCCTTGTGCCTTCACGTCAAGCTGACATGGCACGAAGATAGTCCCCCGGACCGTCGCCGCTCAGTGAACAAGGCCGTAGCGATGCAGCCGGTATTCGATGAATGTCGCGGAAACGCCGAACCGTTCGCCGAGATCGATCAACAGTCCCTCGACACGACTCGGATCACTCTTCTTGTCCAGGACCGGCTGGCTCTCGCCCGCGTCCCACAGCGCAAGTCCCAATGCGATCGAATGGCGGACCAGTTCGCGATGGAGCAGAAGCCGCGGCACCAGCAGGGCGCCCATAAACTCGTTGGCACGGAACTCGCGCCAGTCCATGCCATTGCGTCCACGCACCGCCGTTTCCAGGTGCCCTTCGTCCGGCGTCACCATCGCGAAAGCTGGCTTGCCCGCCTGGCGCAGCATCGACGGGCCATCGAACACGGCATGACCGAGCTCATGTGCCAGCGTCGATCGTTTGAGGTAGTCCCGGTCAGCAATCAGCTCGGCGTTCAGGCTGATCAGCACGATGCCGGGCACGGCCGGATCTGCTTCCGTCACGCCAAGGGCTTCACGACCACGACCGTCACGGATGCTGCGATCGAAATCCCAGTGCGCCGCGATAGTCATGCCGTTCACCCGCATGCCCGCGCTCGCGCGCGTCAACCGATCGAGGTCGAGACAGGGCAACTGAGGCCGCCGCGTGAGTTGGCGGCGTACCTGATCGGCGACGCCCCAGATCTCCTGTGCCTTCATCGGCCGCGGTTCCTTGCTCGCGCCGACATAGGGGTAGGCAATCTCCAAGGTCATCGCGACCTCCCCGTCGACTGTTGCCGGTACACCGCGATGACGTCCTCGGTGCGGGCGCGAAGATCGGGCGGCAGACGCCGGGCCGCCGCGAAGACGTCGTCGACCGGCAGTGCGAGCGCCCGCGCCAGCGCCTTCATCAGCCGATCCGACGGGGGCTTCTCCCGTTCGCGCTCGATGCGCGACAGATAGGGAATGGAAACATCGACACGCCGGGCCAGTTCGGTGAGCGTCATCTCCCGCTCCTCGCGCTCGCGGCGGATAAATCGACCAAAGGCCACAGGCTTTCCTCCTGGCTGGCAGTTTTGCGCAAACCGGTCATACGGCGACTTGTGATCGTCGCATGTTCCCTATATGTTCTCGTTGGTTCGGAGTCGAATCGATTCGTCAAATGAGCCCCAAATGGCCGACCAGATCGTCATCACGGAGAAGACCAGCCAGGCGAAGGATGTTCGTGCGGCGGTCGGCGCCCGCTATGGCACCATCCTTCCGGCCGAAGGCCATTTGATCGACCTGCAGGAACCGGAGGATGCAGATCCCGCGTGGAAGCGCTGGTCTGCCATCCTGCTGAAGCCCGAAGGGCTGTACGGCACACGCCCTGCGGTGGGCGGCAACAAGGCTGCCAAGCTTGCGGCCATACGGGAGGCGTTACGCTCGGCAAAGCGGGTGTGGCTGGCGACGGACTGCGATCGCGAGGGTCAGTTGATCGGCCAGGAGATCCTCGAACATTATAAGTATCGCGGCGAGGTGATGCGGGTCCTGTTCACGGCGCAGGACTCCCAGACCATCCGCAATGCTTTTAGTCAGGCAAAGCCCAATTCCGAGTATGCCCGGCTGTACGCCGCCGCCGTCGCGCGCCGGCAGGCTGATCAGATTTACAATCTCTCCCTCACCCGCACCGCGACCGTGATCCTGGGACAGGGCTCCAGAGGCGTGATCGGCGTGGGCCGCGTAAAGACGCCGACTCTGGCGATCGTTTGTAAGCGCGAGCTCGAGATCAGGAACTTCGTGCCGGTGACGTATTTTGAAGTGGTCGCCACGGCAAAGGTCGCGAGCGGCGAGTTCAAGATGCGGTACGCACCGCAAGACCGCATCCTGAAGAAGGAGGCCGCCGACACCGTCGCATCAGCAGCCCAGGGCTTCGAGGGTCCGCTCGCCGTGAAAGTCGAGGACAAGAAGCAAAGCCCGCCCAAGCTGCATGATCTCCCCTCACTGCAGAAACTCTGTTCGTCACGGTTCGGCTGGTCGGCAGCGAAGACGCTGGAGGTCGCGCAGGAGCTCTATGATGGTCAGGGCAAGAAGATCATCACCTATCCCCGTGCCGAGGTGCGCTACCTGCCGGAGAGCCTGATCGCCGACGTGCCCAAGGTCGTGGCCGGCCTTCAGGTCGGCCAATCATTTAAGGCCATTCCCGTACCCGATCCGCCGATTATCCGTCGCGGTGCGAGCGGATCGTTCTATGAGAAGGGCCTTGAGGGCGCCAGCCATCACGCCGTCATCCCCAACGTCAACACGGTCGACACTCTCCGCGAGGTCTGGCCGCGGCTTTCGATCGACGAGAAGAAGCTGTTCGACGTCATCGCACGAGCCTATCTCGCCGCCCTGATGCCCGACTTCCGTTACCGCCAGACAACCGCGACGCTCGACGTAAAGGGCTTCCCGTTCAAGGCTATTGGTCGCCAGCCCATTGATCTCGGGTGGCGCGCGGCATTCCCGGAATGGCAGCCGGCCGACGAGAAGGGCGATGGCGGGCAACTGCTTCCCGCGATGCGCGACGGCGAGACCGCACGACTGCACGATCCGACCGTCGAGACCAAGGAGACCAAGCCCCCTTCCCGCTACAACGAGGGCACGCTGATCGAGGCGATGCAGAATGCCTGGCGGTTCGTGGATGACGAGGTTCTGCGGGATCGCCTGAAGGAGGCCAAGGGCATCGGCACGCCAGCAACCCGCGCCGAGATCATCGGCGGGCTGAAGAGGCAGGATTTTCTGGTCGCCCAAGGCAAGAACATTGTCCCGACCGACACCGGACTAAAGCTGTTCGGCGTCCTGAAGGAGGCCGACCCCGCTCTGGTCGACCCGGGCGTGACGGCGCAGCTCGAATGCCTCTTGGACGATGTGGTCGTGGGCAAGCAGGAGATGGTGGGCGCCATCGATGCTGTATGTGACGTCGCGTTGCGCATCATTGGTAAGCTGAAGGACGGTTCTTCCACCGCAAGGGCGCCGTTGCTCGGCTCGGGTTGCGGCGGCGCGGGCGGCGATCGTTCACCCACGCCTGCCATGAAGCGGTTTGTCGATATCCTCGCTCGTCAGAAACGCATCAGGCTCCCGGCCGGCTATGGCACATCCGGATCCATCTGCCGTGCGTTCCTCGAGCAACATGCCCCCAGGAAGGCCGGTGGGGAGACTGCAGCAGCACCTGCTTCCAGGGCCACAAGCCCCGCTCAAGACTCAGGAGCCGAGGGCATTCAACCCGCCCGCAAACGCCGCCGGGCCACGGGCACGACAGCCCCTGCCCCATCGCCCCCCAAAGCGGCGCGGGCCAAGAAGCCCCGAAAACCGGCGTTCGGCAACCCACCGGTAAAAGCGCCCGGCCTTCACCTGCGTGATGTCGGCCGCAACACCCCGCTCAGAATCCCCTACGGCAACAAGGAGGTCGCGCAAAAACTCGGGGCTCGCTACGGCGCCGATGGCTGGTACGCGCCTCCCGGTGTCGATCTTTCCGCCTTCAAGGAAAACGGCTGGCTATAAGTTCCTGGCGTCTGCTTCCACATTGGGATCGACCGGTCGAAAGTCGACACTCCGGTGCGGCGGCAAGAAGTGATGACATCGCGACCGACCCGGAGCAGTGACGCGTGACCCACTACGTCGTGTTCGACCTCGAAACCGTCCCCGACCTGGTGATCGCCCGGAGGTTCCTTCGCCTCGAAGCCACGGTTCCCGACGACGCCGTGCGCCGTGCCATTGCAGAAAAGTATGCGCGCCCGGATCAGGATCCCGCCGAGGTATTCCTGAAGGCGCCCTTCCATCGAGTGGTCTGCATCGGCGCCGTGTTTGCCGAACGTGACCATGACGGGCCGTTCACGGTGCGCAGCCTCGGCGCGCGCCACATCGGCGACAAGGACGAAGCCAGGCTGATCGGCGACTTCATGGCGAGCTTGCCGCAGGAGCATGGCGGCAAAGGTCCTGTCCTCGTCAGCTTCAACGGCGGCGGCTTCGACCTGCCGATCCTGCGCTACCGGGCGCTCGCTCAGAGGCTATCCGTGCCGTCGATGTTCCGTGGGAGCGGCCGCGATTATTGGTATCGCTTCGGCTGGGATCACATCGATCTGTGCGACATGCTCTCCGGGTTCGGAGCCTCCGCGCGGCCAAGCCTGAACGAAATGGCTGCCCTCCTCGATGTTCCAGCAAAGCTCGACGGGATGGACGGCTCGAAGGTCGAGGCCTTCGCGGCCGCCGGACGCCTCGACGACATTGCCAGCTATTGCCTCGGTGACGTCATCACGACCTTCCGGCTTCTGCTTCGGTTTGCACTCGTCCGCGGTGAAATCGACGAAGGGATGCTGGCGCGATCCGAAGAGTCGCTGGAGGAAGCGATCGAGCGGCAGGCGAAGCATCGGCCCCTGCTGTCGGCGATGCGACAACCGTCGTCGACGCCGGAGGCTGGCGACCCGTCGTGATGTCGACGCTGGTCCGTCCCCATGGGCCCTGCGCGAAGCGATCGCTGTCGTTGCTTTGGTTCGTCCTGCTCGCCCTGATCAGTTTGCCTGCACAGGCGGGAGAACCGATCGTGGGGACAGCGTCCGTCATCGACGGCGACACGATCGAGATCCACGGCACACGCATTCGCCTGCACGGCATCGACGCTCCCGAGAGCCGACAGGAATGCGCCCGGCCGGACGGCACTTCATGGCGCTGCGGACAACAGGCCGCACTCGCGCTGTCGGACCGTATCGGCCGCTCGACCGTGGACTGCAAGCCGCATAGTCGCGATCGCTACGGACGCACCATCGCCATCTGTTTCAAGGGAACGGAAGACCTCAATCGCTGGATGGTCGCCAGCGGCTGGGCCGTGGCCTACCGCAAGTACGCGCTCGACTATGTGGTCGACGAGGAACAGGCCCGTCTGGCCAAGGTCGGACTATGGGCGGGCACCTTCGACATGCCATGGGATTGGCGGCAGCAGCAGCAACGCCGGTGAAGGCCTAACATGTTGCCGAGCTTGCCGTAGGATAGACAACATGGGCCTGAGACTTCTGAAGACGACGCTGTTCGCCCTCCTCGCGCTGGTGGTCGGCTACGCCGCTGCGCTCGGGATCGGCCTGGTCGCGTTCGACGTCTTCGAGGTCTCGCAGCGCGAAGGTGCCAATGCGATGGCACTGGCGTTCGTCATCTGCCCGTTCGTAGCGGTACTAAGCGCCGTCGTCGCAGCAATGTGGTATTGGATCGCTTCCGGTAGGCGCGCCTCGACGCCGAACCCCACCGCCAGGGCGGCACCCCGCGGCAGCGCTGCGCGTGTTACTGCTATCGCTGTCTCTGTCGTCATCGGATGGCTCGCCGGCACTCTACTGCAATGGGTGTTGGCGGGCCGGTCCTACGAGACCTTCGTCGTCGCGCTCGCAGTGTCCATGGCGCCTTGGATCGGCGTGATCGTCCTTGGTGGCATCACATGGCGGCTGACACGCCAGCG